GTCCACGCAGATTGGGACGTTCAGCGCGCTGGGCCAGAATTGGGATGCTGCGTCGCAGGAAGAGCGCGACAGATTTGTTGTTGACAAAAAACTAGGCTTCCCGCTTGGCTCGATGAAGGGACTGATCCAGCATTGGGCTGCGGCAACTCCTGAAATACGTGACGAAATGAGACTATTCATAAACTCAACACCAAAGCTGGCGAAGGTCGAGACGGCCAAGCCTAAGCCAGGAACCGACCAATTCGGCCGCGCGCGCCCGGCTCCTGGATCGTTGCTCAAGGCGAAGCATTGAATGAGTGCAACATCCCTTCGTCAAGCGCTGATCTTTATCCGTGACATGGCCGATGAGGAGCACATGCATTCACCAGTCGGCACTGGAGCGGAAGTAGCGTTGCGTCACATCGCGAGGAAGGCACGAGAAGCCTTGTCCACGCTAGACGAATCATCACCGCCGCCACGACCTGAGCCGAGCGCCCCCTTTAAGAAAGGTTGACCGCAGAATCCGGGAGGTAAGCGCTAATGTCCGGGTTTAGGCTCACCTCTGCCCAGAACAGGGCAAACCGCCTCCTCGCTGGCCCCCAGCGCCATACGCTCCTTGTGGGTGGAAGTCGTAGCGGCAAGACATTCCTAATAGTTCGCGCCATCGTCATCCGCGCGCTGCGCGCCGAGCGCTCCCGCCATGCCATGCTCCGGTTCCGCAGCAATGCCGCTTGGCGATCGCTCGCTCTCGATACACTGCCGACCGTCATGCGTCGATGCTTCCCCGGAGTGCCGATGATTCCGCATAGCGGGCTCGGCTATTTCAGCTTTCCGAACAGCTCCGAAATCTGGATCGGTGGCCTCGACGACAAAGAGCGTGTCGAGAAGATTTTGGGTCAGGAATACGTGACAATTTTCACTAATGAATCCAGTCAGATATCCTATCAGTCTAGGCTCATCTTGCTCACCCGCCTCGCGCAGAAAGTGCCCAGCTTGCGCCAGCGCGAAATAGGCGACCTCAACCCGGTCGGCCGCGGCCACTGGACGAACCGCCTCTATGGCGAGAAGCGCGACCCCGTATCGATGCAGCCGGTGGACAATCCGGGTGATTATCAGCGGTTCTTCATGAATCCCGAGGACAATGCCGAGAACCTCTCTCCGGAATACCTTGCGAGCCTGCGCGCGCTGCCGGCCCGCCAGCGCCGGCGGTTCTACGAGGGCGTCTACGTCGACGAAACCGAGGGCGCGCTATGGACGTATGAGACGATCGAGCGGTGTCGCGCGCCGAGGCCTGATAAAGAGGCTATCAGGCGCGTTGTGGTGGCCGTGGATGCGTCAGGGGCATCCGGGCGTGAGGATTTGACCGCCGACGAGATCGGCATTGTGGTGGCTGCGCTGGGCCAGGACGGGCATGGCTATGTGCTTGCCGACTGGTCGTGTCGGGAGAGTCCGGCGGTATGGGGTAAGCGAGTAGCTAAAGCTTGTGAGGAGTTCGACGCTGATTGCGTGGTAGCGGAGAAGAATTTCGGCGGCGAGATGGTCCGCTACGTCATCAAGACGGCGAATCCCAAGCTATTGGTCCGGATGGTGAAGGCGACCTACGGAAAGGTCGTGCGCGCCGAGCCGGTATCTGCGCTCTATGGCGACGACGTGACGGCTCCGCGGGTTCACCACGTAGGTCATTTCCCGGCGCTTGAAGATCAGCTTTGTGGATTCACGACGATGGGCTATCTTGGCGAGGGTTCGCCCGACCGCGCCGACGCTGTAGTTTGGGCTCTGACAGAATTGATGTTATACGCGTCAATCGTTACGCTGACGCCTCCGATCGTCGTCACGCAGCCGCTCGCGATCCACGGCACGTATGAGGAGGGGATGTAGCAAGGAGGCCGGTATGACGACAAAGACGTACGTCGATAATCCCGACGACCTCTGTCAATGTCGCGAGTGCGGACGAATGCATCGGCGTCTTGGCACTCCACCGTGGATCAGTTTTGAGAAAAACGAGAAAGATCATGCGATCAAGTTGGCAAACCATATTCTTGATCGACTATCCGGGGATCCAGATGACGACTTAGCTGTGCTCGCGCGGCAGTTCCTGCGCGCGCTGGAAGGGACACCCTGATGGCTGACGACGTCAACAAAGCACGCGGACCCGCAGGCGAACCGCCGATGCCGAACATCGACCCGAAGCTTGTCAACGTCGAGAGCCAAGTAGCCAGCCCAATCGCCCAGCCAAAGCCGAACTTCAACTCGTGGGGCGCTATCCCGATAATGAGCAGCGGGATGACGTTCAGCGAAGTGGGCTCTTCGGGGCTCCGTTTCTTCGGCGGGTGGCCGTTCGAGGAATTCTTGCCAACTCTGCGCGGTCGCCAAGGCGCGCAGAAATATCGCGAGATGATGGACAACTCGCCGACGATCGGAGCGCTGTTGTTCGCGATCCAGTCGCTGATGCGCAAGGTCGAGTGGCGCGTAGAGCCGTCGGAGGAGAAAGGCGGCAGCACCCAGGAGCAGGCGGAGTTTCTCGAATCCTGTATGCATGATCAAAGTCACACGTGGACGGACTTTGTCGGCGAGGCGCTGTCGATGCTGCCATTCGGCTATGCCCCAATGGAGATCGTTTACAAGAAGCGGCTTGGGCGTGACCCGGGGCCCGATCCTCGCCGGCCAGGAGAGGACTTGCCGACGAGCGAGTACGACGACGGCAAGATTAGCTGGCGCCGTCTTCCGCTACGCGGCCAAGATACGGTCATCAAGTGGTTTTTCGATGAGAACGGGCAAACCAAGGGCATGACGCAGCAGCCATGGGTCGGGCCGCTGATCGACATACCGATCGAGAAAATGCTGTTGCTACGTCCCATCCACTACAAGGCGAATCCCGAGGGGCGTCCATGCACCTTGGATACCAAGGTGCGCACGCCGTGTGGCTGGACCACGATAGGGGAAATCAAGGTAGGTGATCAAGTATATGACGAGACAGGAGCAGTAAGGAACGTCACTGGTAAATCTGAAATATTCAGGGATCGCCCAGTCTATGAGGTTGAATTTACGACTGGCGCAACGATTAGAACGGATGCGTGTCACTTGTGGCAAGTATCTAATGTTAATGATAGGACTTACAAACGTACGCGCGATATGACGACAGAACAAATTGCGAAGGAATTCGATATTAAGATGGATTCTCGTACGTTGAAAATTCATAAAACTGAGCGGTGGAGGCATCGCCGAGCGAGAAGCATTTGTTGCGGCATCGCGCCGATTTTGGCAGCAAAAGAAGCAGTTTTGCCGATCGATCCATATATACTCGGCTATTGGCTTGGTGATGGCACGACGGCGAAGGCTGCTGTTTCCGTTCAGGAGAAGGATTTACCGAATATCAAAGCAGAGATGGAAAAACACGGTTATAAAGTCACGCATGATGGAAAGACGAACGCGCAAATTTCTGGCGGGTTGCTGTTCGGTTTACGCGCAGCTGGTGTACTCAATAATAAGCATGTCCCGCGACCTTACATGGAGGCATCGCCTGGACAGCGGTTATCATTGCTTCAAGGATTGATGGATTCAGATGGCTATTCTCCCGGCATCGATAGTAAAGATGAGGCTAGTACGTTTGCTAACACGAATAGGCTGCTCGTGGATGCTGTCGTTGAATTGGTGCGATCGTTAGGAGGGCAGCCGCGTGTTCGTATTCTCGAAATGGCTGGCTCATTTGGCGGTGTTGTCAACGGACACCAGATCGTAGCTAGGCAAACCTCTTATGAGGTTCGTTTCATGCTTGATCTTCCTGTGCACCGGCTTGCGCGCAAACGCCATGCGCAAGTCTTGCGTAAGACACATCGTAATAGCGGTCATTTCATCCGTTCTGTTCAACGCGTAGAGAATGCAGATACGATCTGTATCGAAGTCGATTCTCCGTCCCATTTGTTTTTAGCGGGTGAGAGTATGGTACCAACCCACAATTCAATCATCCGCAATTCCTACACCGCTTGGTATTATTCCAAGCGCATGCAGGAGCAGGAAGCTATCTTTGCCGAGCGCATGGGCGGCGTGCCGGTGATCTATGTGCCCGGGCAGTTGCTGGAATCAGCGAATGCTGGCGACGCGAACGCGGTAGTCGCGCTCAATATGTATAAGAAGATCGCCGTCAACCTGCGGATCGACGAGCAGATGGGAATGGTGCTGCCGTCCGATATGCATCCGGGTCAGAACGGCCCCTCCGCGGCACCGCAGTACAAGTTCGAACTGGTGACGCCGGGGATGCGGCAGGCCTCGCTTGACTTCGATAAGACGATCACGCGCTATAACCTGTCGATCATGACGTCGTGCCTCGCCGACTTCCTGACGCTGGGCCACGAGGCGCGTGGCACGCAGTCGCTCGCGGTCTCCAAGATCGACCTGTTCTTCCAAGCCGTAGAGGGATATCTGAACTCGATCGCCGCGGTGCTCAACCGCTATGCTGTGCCGAGGCTGTGGAAGCTCAACGGCTGGGACGCCGACAGCAAGCCCAGCATTGAGCCGGATATGGCCCAGCGTGTGGATCTCGACGTGCTGTCGAACTTCATCCTGAGGCTGAGCCAAGCCGGGATGCCGCTGTTCCCGAACGAGGACTTGCAAAGCTACATCCTCGACGCTGGCGGATTGCCCGACATTCAGGATGATCGCGCGCTGCAGGCGGCTGGTCTGAACGACGACCAGCTCGAGCTTGAAGATCAGAAGGCGCAAGCTCAGCTTGAACGCATCCAGAACCCGCCGACTCCTACACCGCAACCAGGCAAGCCGCCGTCGCCCGGACAGACCAATCTGGAGAAGATGATCCTCGCATCTGCGGCACGTCGCCAAGTTCGGCTCGCTGGGCCGAAGTTCGGCGTGTTGACGAAACGCAAAAAGACGGGGCATGCTCATGCGCGATGAGGGATAGGCAATCGAAGGGGAGGAGGCGCCATGAAACTCATATTTTCGACGCATGGTCTCGACTCTGAAGTCGTGGAGAAATTCAATCGAGCCGCACAGGTAGGCCGTATGCAGTGGCGCGGTTCGCCGGACGGTATTGTCTGGGGGCCGTGGTCGACGTTGACGCACCTGACGATGCTGTTGCCCGGTGGTCCGTATTTCGCGGTCCAAGCTCGGATACGAGCCGGAGGCAAATGGCATACGTCGCCAATCGAAACGTATTGAGGGGGGCGTATGTGCGATGAGAGGCGACTTTTGGCGGTTCATGGTAACGGAGAGTGTCATATCTGCGCTCAATACGATCCCACTCAGTACGATCCTGTTTTTGTGGATAGTATTCTCAAGGCTGACGCCGCACCCGTCGTAGCAAAGTTCGATAATGTAATTGATATGTTAAATTGGCTCGACGAGGACTAACCGCTGTGCTCGAATAGGAGTTGCGTCGATGTCGCAAGAGTCAGACATGATCGCGGTCTATCGCAACGCGAGAGCGAATTTATGGCCCGTGCGAAAGGTAGTACCGGTTCCAGTCAAGGTAGAATCTCCAGTTTGTCGAGAGCCGTCACCGCCGAGGCGAATAATCGATCACGCCACGCAGCCATTAAATAGTATTTCGCGCATCAAGCACGTCGTTGCCAAACATTACGGGATCGAACCGTTCGATTTGGTTTCTGTGCGCAGAAAGCAGCCAATTGCTTTTCGGCGCCAAGTCGCGATGTATCTCGCCAAGACCATGACGTCGCAGATGATGACTATAATCGGACGCCATTTTGGCGGTCGTGATCATACGACAGTAATATACGCTGTTCGCAAGGTAGCGTCGATGATCGCAAGTGATCCTGCCTTGGCGGCCGAGGTTGAGGCGCTTCGCCGCGAGATCGTCGGCGAGCCTGTGGCACCCCTCGATGGCTAAGACGATCCGAGCAGCTCGCCACTACCAGGACCGCGACGCGCCTGTCCGCCGGATTGCTGATGCTGGCGTCGGCGCAATCAAGCGCGATGTGAAGCAGGCATTGATGCATCTCGGGACGCTGGTACCGAACAGCGCGTTGCAATATGCGCGCGCTGGTGATTGGCACGGG